AGGATATGATATAAAGGTAGCTTATCCTGATAGTAAAAATTATCCACAAGAAGCCTTAGAAAAAATAAAAAGTTTTGGAGCTGAGATAATACCGGTAAGACCTAACTTACTAGATATTGTCACAACATATACTAAGAGAGTTGCCGAAGAAAACGATTACCAAATGATGCCATATGCATTCGATCATCCCATCTATATAAATTACTTTAGTGATAGGATGAAAGAAGTTATTAAAGAAAATGATTTTGATAACTTAGTTATAAACGCTGGTAGTGGAGTTACTGGTTCTGGTTTATTAAAAGGATTTATGGACTATGATAATTTCATACCACAAAAAAATTCTTATTTAATTACCACTGCTGGAAAAAAGACTATTACTAGAATGTTAGAAAAATGGGATGTGTATCATCAGAATAATATTCACATTCACGAGGCGGAACATGACTTTTTTGATGACATGGAGTGGTTAGAAACACCATTTCCATGTAATGGTAATTGGGATAAGAAAGCTTGGTATTGGTTAGAAAGAAATAAACTAGAAGGTAAAACACTTTTTTGGAATTTAGGTGGAAAAGTGCTTGACTCTTGTTTAAAAAGTTTGTAAATTAAGACATATAATAATAGGGATATACATGAAGCAATTAACAGAAAAACAAATAGTAGATAATTGGACTAGACTCCGAGATATAATCACACTTACATTTGAAGGAGATCGTGTTGAAAATTTAAACAAGATGTACGATCACTTTGAAGATAGGATGTGTGTAGCACCTGCAAGTGGAAAAGAACATTTTCATTATGCTCATGTTGGTGGTTATATAGAACACGTTCTTCACATTATAGATTATTCTAAACAATTAAAAAGTGTGTGGGAAAGTAATGGAGCTACGATCAACTTTACAGATGAAGAATTAATCTTTGCAGCTATGCACCATGACTTAGGTAAAGTTGGTGACTTAGAGCATGATTACTATGTTCCTAATGAATCCGAGTGGCATCGTAAGAATCAAGGGGCTATATACACCCATAACAAAGAGTTGCAACATATGACGGTAACTGATAGGGCTATATTCTTATTAGGTCATTTTAAAGTTCCTATGAGTGAAAATGAATACATTGGACTTAGATTAACTGATGGTATGTATGAAGAAGCAAATAAAGCTTATTATATAGCATATCAACCTGAAAGACAACTAAGGTCTAACATTGCGTATATCTTACATCAGGCAGATATGATGGCAACTCATATAGAATATGATGAGTGGAAACGTGGTGAAGAACAAGAAGATGTTAAGGTTCAAGGTAGAGTGGATAACATTAAAAAGGCTGTTACTATGAAGGAAACTTCTGAACAATTAAATAAAAAATCTAAAGACTTATTTGATGAATTATTTGGAGATAAATAATGTTAATATATTATCAAATAAGTGTTGTATTTATGGTTGGTTTGTTAGTAACTTCATGGTATGTAATATGGAACTTAACAAAAAAAACAGAACTACTAGAAACTTGGGTAGAAGATTTTACTCAAACAATAGAAACCATAAATCGTGAATTAAAAGAAATTGATGCCAAAGGAAGCTTTGAATCAGATGATGAAACTGGTGCAATTTTTAAACAAATACAAGACACAATCAAACAACTAGACAGTTATAAAGGGGAAGAAGAATAATGAATACAACAACAGTATCAGGTTCAGCAAAACCAAAACCAAAATCAATGATGAAGAAGCCTAGAAAAAAGAAGAGTAAGATTTACTTTGGTACACCTGTTCAAAATGCTATTATTAGGTATAATGCCAGTATTGATAAACCACACATTCAAAATAAAATATATAAAGAACATATAAGGTTTGCATTTGATAAGTTAGCTGAAAATCTAATTCATACTTTTAAGTTTTATTATTTTGACTATCCCATCGAAGAAGTAAAACATGAAGTTGTTGCGTTCATGGTTATGCAGATGCCTAAATATCAACCAGATAAAGGAAGAGCATTTTCATACTTTTCAGTTGTTGGTAAGAATTGGTTAATCCTACATAACAATAACAATTATAAAAAGATGAAGATACACGATCAATTAACTGTATTGGATTACAAGAGAAACTTAAACTCTGAAACTTCTTTGAGTGAAAATGATGAGTTTAATATGGAATTTGTTGTTCAAATGTTAGACTATTGGGATAATAATATAACCAATATCTTTCGTAGACAAAAAGATATTAATGTTGCTGATTCTGTATTAGAATTATTTCGTAAAAGAGCTAACATAGATAACTTTAATAAGAAAGCTCTTTACATTATGATTCGTGAGATGACAGGTTCTAATACTCAACATATCACTAGGGTAATTAATCAGATGAAAAATTACTATGCTGGTATGATGAAGGAATTTCATATTAACGGAAGTATAGATACTTCTAACACAGGTTCTATTTTCTAAATAATAGGTTATAACACCGAATGTAGCCAAACAAAAAAGGGGAAATCTTAATTGACTTCCCCTTTTTGTGTTTAATAGTGTAGGACTATTAAACGATCTCGTACCTACTTACGAAATAAACCCACCAACACCAATAAGGCAATTAGCCCTGCAAATCCGGACTGGCCGAATTGGTTTATGATTGATGTTAGGTTACCAATAACATTGACACCAAAGATACCACTTCCAAATATTACTTCAGATACAGCACCTATGGATACAAGAGACAAAAGTAAATGAGCTATGTCATCTACATATCCCTTCACCATTGTTATTACTTCCTTCATGTTTATTCTCCGTTAGTTATGAAATATGAGGATAAAAAACTATCCTCAGTAATAATTATAAGTGTATTACATAAATAAGTTTGATATATATTTATATATCAGTATTTTTAGGTTATTGTATATTTATATATGAATCAAAACATTTAGGTGAGTAATGAGCATAGACTACGAAATCTTTAAAGGTAAATCACTATCATCGCTTTTTGAAGATATTTACAAAAACACAGAATATAATCGCAAACAATTAGATGTTTTAACAAAAGAACTTGTTCAATTTATTAAAGATGGAGATACTGCAATACAGATAGTACCCATGATAAAAGAGTATCTTGAAATCAATGTAAAGAACGATGATCAACTTGTTAAGATGGCTGGTATTGTACAAAGACTTATTTCAGCTGAAGGTAAGGTTGGAGCTGAAGATGAGTATGGGTTATCAGATGAAGAAAAACAACAATTACTTAGTGGTATAGAAGATACAATAAAAGACATACAAACAGAATCTGATAATATACATAATAGAATTGAAAAAGATATTAAGGTAAATTAATGTCTTGGAGAAAAAAACTAACTAAGGATTTAACCACATCAGTACCATTAAATCGATTAGCTACACCAGAACAAATAAGTTCTTATATCAAAAAAATTGTCAATGCAGCTCAATATGATTACAATGAAACAGAAGCATTTGAAGTCTCAAAGGTATTATTAAATGATGAAATAAATAATGGAGCGGTATTAGGTACTTTTATCAACGAACCAAGTCAACCAATTTTAGGTGGTGTAGTGTTACCCTTAATGCCGAACATTTCAAATATACCATTGATAGGTGAACACGTTGTTGTAGTAGAATATAATGGACAACATTATTACACAAGTATAATTAACAGAAAGAATAATCCTAATGAAAATTCTATACCTGGTGCAGCAGTTTCATATGATGATAATCCTAAGTATGGTAAAACTTTTGAAAGAAAGGATATTAGAAGAGTTGAAGTACGTGAAGGTGAAGTTGTATATGAAGGTAGATTTGGACAATCCATAAAACTTGGGTGTGACCATATAGATAATTTACCAATGATTAAAATAAGAGTTGGTCAACAAACACCACCAGAACAAAAAGGTGCTGTAGTAAAAGAAAATATAGAACGAGATGGTTCATCTATTTATTTGTTAGATAATGGGTTACCCTTTAATGCGGATATTGATGAAGAAAAGTTTGATGGGGAACAAATTACTGGTAAAAAAATACTAATAAAATCAAATGGGATATTTATTAGTGGTAGGGATAATTTAAAATTTAGAGCTGTAAATAACATCAATGTTAATACACCAGTTTTAGATATAATATCAACTGATATAAAATTAGGAAGTGTAGAATCAACTGAATTACAACCAGTAGTCAAAGGTGATCAATTAAAAGAATTTTTAGAAAAGATGATAGATGACATAGTAGATGGTGTAGATGCGGCATATGGTAAGAGTTCAGGTCTTTATATAAGCCCACCAGGCGTTCAAGGCGGGCCATGTGTTGCAACTGGTGCATCTACTACATTTAAAATTGAAATGACAGGATTGAAAGCAAGTTTAAAAGTTAAATTAAATGGTTCTGGAATATTAAGTAAAAACGTAAAAACAGTATAGGAGTTATCATGAATAAAAAACAATTTATGAAAATAATAACAGAAGTAGTTCGTAAAGAAGTGAAAAAAGAAGTTAAAAAGATATTTATAAAGGAAGAAGCTTCACCAAAATTAACCGATGTTATCCCAGCAGTTTTAGAACCAAAAGAAGATATTACATACACTAAAAATAAATCTTTAAATGATGTTTTAAATGAAACTGTTGGACTTAGTAAAAAACAATCACAATCAGATGAATATCCAACTTTAGGTGGTAGTGCTTTTGATAGTTCAAAAATGTCTGAAATGTTAGGATATGGAAAATCAGCTGATATGAAAAGAGACATGGTTGCTGTAGATACAATACAAAAGGCTGGTAAAACAGTAGACCAAGTACCAGAATTTGTAACCAACGCTTTAACAAGAGACTATAGTGGTTTAATGAAAGCATTAGATAAGAAAAAAGGAGGGCCGTTATAGATGGCTGAAAGTGCAAAAGAAATTGACCTTGACCCAAGAAAATATGTTGGACTATCCTTTCCATTAAGATCGGATAATAATAATGATTTTGCATTAACTAAAAATTCATTACAACAAGCGTCTCATAATCTAAAAAACTTACTACTAACTCATCCAGGTGAAAGATTAAATCAACCTGAATTTGGTAGTACTTTAAGAGCTATATGCTTTGAACAGAATAATTCGGAGTTACCTGGTAAAGTTGAAGAAGAGATTAGAAGGTCAGTTAGTTTTTGGTTACCTTATATAAACATACAAGAGGTTAGTGTACTAACTGATGAGGCTGATGTAAGTAAAATATTTGTTACTTTAACATTTTCTACCAGTTTAAATGCTGATAGTTTAGAGTCAGTAACTTTAGATACATCGTATACAGCTACAACATATTAATAGGAATTTAAAATGGCCCGCACAAGTGTAAAAAAAAATGTAGTAAAAACAGTAAATTATCTCAATAAAGATTTTGATGACTTTAGAGGTAATCTAATTGAATTTGCTAAACAATATTTTCCAAATACATATAATGACTTTAATGAAGCATCACCTGGTATGATGTTTATTGAGATGGCTGCTTATGTTGGTGATGTTCTCTCATACTACATAGATTCACAATTTAAAGAATCATTGTTAGCATATGCAGAAGAAAAACAAAATGTTTATAACATAGCTCAATCATTTGGGTATAAACCAAGAGTAACTTCTGCATCTGAAGTAACATTGGATGTATTTCAAACTGTTCCCGCTTTAAATAATGAAGCAGATTATAGATATGCTCTTAATGTAAATGCTGGAGCTTTGGTGAGAGCATCTTCAAATGGAACTACGTTTCGTACTTTAGAAGATTGTAATTTTAAATCTTCAGATTTATCCAATCAAGTAGAGCAAACTATATTTGAAACTGATAGTGGAGCTCCAACTAAATTTTTATTAAGAAAACAAGTTAAAGCTCAAAGTGGTCAAATAGTAACAGAGTATTTTGATTTTAGTTCGGCAGAAAAATATTCACAGATAAAACTATCTAATCCAGATGTTATAGAAATACTTTCGTGTACGGATAGTGATGGTAATAAATGGTATGAAGTAGATTCATTAGCAAGAGATACTATATTTGAAGATATGGAAAATAATGTTGATAATGATCCGGCCTCGGCGATAGATGGTAAAACCGCTTCATATATTTTAAAATTAAAAAAGACATCTCGTAGGTTCACGACTTTTATAGATGAAAATGATAAAATTGTCATACGATTTGGTGCTGGTATATCCGATAATCCTGATGAGGAAGTTATACCTAATCCAACTAGTGTTGGTTCTAGTTTACCTGGTAGTCCAACATACCTAACTGAAGCGTTTGATCCAAGTAACTTTCTTAAAACAAGAACATTTGGATTGGCACCATCTAACACAACACTTTCTATACAATATGCATTTGGTGGTGGATTAGATGATAATGTAAATTCAGGTGATGTTACAGATATATCAAGTGTTTCTTATGAGATAAATGATTCTTTATTGTCGGCTACATTAGTTCAAGACTCAAAAAATTCTGTTGCATTTTCTAACCCATTACCAGCAAAGGGTGGTTCGGCTGGTCAAACTGTTAGAGAGGTTCGTGAAAGTGCTTTAGCATATTTTCAATCACAACAAAGAGCAGTTACAAAAGAAGATTATATTGTTAGAGCTTATTCTCTACCAGCAAAATATGGTTCAGTATCTAAAGTTCACTTTGTAGGAGATGACCAATTGAATAAATCTTCTGCTGTGGGTGAATTAGAAAGAACGATAACTGAAAATGACATTGGTTCAACTGTTTTATCATTACAGGCTGGTAGAATACCAAATCCTCTTGCTATGAATATGTATACTTTAGGATATGATTCCAATAAAAATTTAACTACATTAAGTGACACCGTCAAGAAAAATTTAAAAACATATCTATCTCAATATAGAATGGTCACCGATGCCATAAACATTAAGGACGCGTATGTAATTAATATAGGAGTTACTTTTGCAATATTAACTAAAGCTGGATTCAATAAGCAAGATGTTCTTTTAAGATGTGTTAATGTTATACAAGACTTTTTTAATATTGACAATTGGCAAATTGGACAACCTATAGTTGTATCTGATTTAGTTTATGAAATATCATTAGTAGATGGTGTAGCTACAATTACCCCACCTACTGAAAACAATCCAAAAAATCTACCTATAGTTATTCAAAACAAATATAGTGTAGCAGAAGGTTACTCTGGTAATTTTTTTGATATAAACTCTGCTTTAAAAGAAGGTGTTTTATATCCATCACTTGATCCGAGTATTTTTGAAGTTAAATACCCCAACTCTGATATTAGAGGTAAGGTTCTTGGTGACAACCTAGGCATACAGGAGTAGATAGATGCACTTTTTTACATTCGCAGACAAAGATTCAACTTTATATCAAGCTAGTGGTAGTTTAAATGCTGGATTAGATGAGATATTAGAAATTAGAAAAGATGTTAGTGATACCGGAGCTGTTGTTAATTCATCTCGTATAGTAATTCAATTTGACTTAACTGAAATATCTAAGTCTGTATCCAATGGGGTAATATCAACTCCAAAATATTTTTTAAATTTATATGATGCAAAACCAACATCATTAGCAACCTCACAAAGTTTATATGCGTATCCAGTTAGTCAATCTTGGACTATGGGTGATGGTAGGTCTTATGATAATCCAATTACTGAAGAAGGGTGTAGTTGGTTTTATCCTCAAGGTCTAACTAGTGGAACTTTATGGGGACATGATACAATGGTAAGTTCTTCTGGTGGTTCTTGGGTTAGTGGAAGTGGATATGAAGGTGAACTTAGTTTTAATCATAACAGTAGTGATTTTAGAATGGATGTTACAGATATTGTAAACAAGTGGTTAGATAGTAGTGATCCACTAGTAAATCATGGGTTTATGGTTAAAAGAAGTGGCAGTGTAGGTAATTTAGATACTAGTGTTGATGAAGGTAGTACTGATAGTTTAGGAAGTTTTTCTTTTTTCTCATCTGATACTCACACAAAATACCCACCAACATTAGAAACAGTATGGTATGATTCCAAGTGGAGTACTGGTTCACTTAGTCCATTATCATCTACTAATTTAGAAGATATGGTTATTTACATGAAAGGTTTACGACCAGAATATCAAGAGAATGCTAAGGTTAAATTTAGAGTTGTTGGTAGAGAGCGATTTCCTGAAAAGTCATATTCAACTACTCCATCAAATTTAAGTGTAAAATATCTACCAAGTGGTTCATCATTTTATTCTATAAGAGATGCAGAAACTAATGATGTTATTGTTGGATTTTCAACATCATCAATGATAAGTTGTGATACTAGTGGTAATTATTTTAACTTAGATTTAAATGGGTATCAACCAGAAAGGTACTACACACTAGAGTATAGAATACAAAGTGGTAGTGGCACAGTTGATGAAA